AAGCGAACGTATTACCGGAAGCTGTACCGACTAGCACTATCCTTAAATCAGTATAAGAGCCACTAATAGAAGAAAATGTAATAGTGCCAACGCTGCCTAGTGTGCTAGTCGCTATTGGCTCGTAAGTTGCTCCTGCTGGCATTATGCACTCACCTTACCTAAAAGATGTGGAGCGTACTGCTCTAGGATTTCAATGGCATAAGTCACTTTATCCTCAATTCTTTGTCCTGGCGGTTGTGCCTTTGACCATAGTTCTAAATTTTCTATACGGTTATCTTTACGATTACCGTTCTTGTGGTGAACATACTCTGTGGTAAGAAGTTCTCTACCCAGGTGTTGTTCCATTACGATTCGGTGTTCTAGTTTGTACTTGCCTAGTTTGCCATTTCCGGGAACCACTCTAATGTAAGTGTATCCGTCCTGATTAGTCTGGACTCCGGTTCTTAGTTTAATTTGCGGATTGCCATACAACCGAAATCTGCGATAGTGCATTGTGCAGTATCCTTTAGCCATATACGGCTTGTCGCAATCTTCTAATGTGCAGAAGTCTGCAATCTTGTTGTGACCACCTTGAGGCATAGTCTAAAATTCCTTAATTCCGTATAGGGCAAAGGTGGAACCGGCTAACCAATCGCCGTCACCGTGGACAATTTGCATTGAAGTGATTGCGCTCGTGCTTTGCCATAAACCCGAATACACTCCAACGTAACCACCACCGTTGCGGTCATCTCCACCAAAACATCTGAAAGTTTTGTATTTTGAGGTACTACCATAATCCAAAACGTCCACAACGGCTGCGCCAAAGACTCCGCTGGTAACTAAATTATCTGGAAAATATGAAAGCCTCATAGTTGTTTGTGTAGCTGCTCCCTGTGCCAAAGTGCTTGCGCCCAGTCCAATTAAAGTATGGTAAGAATAATTGCTGCCGGTATCTGAGTTACATTGGATACGCATACTGCCATTACTTGAACCGGCAAAAGCCGAGCGACCTAGAACTCTTAGCTGTAGGTGTTTGAACGTGCTTGGAATACCCGTAATGCTAATTGTTGTTTGATTGCTGCCTAAAGTAGTGGTGCTAATAGACTCATAACTGGAAGCAACATAAGTAGGGTTGCCAGCCAGAAAGTTATTGTATGTCCTACCACTGGTAATCGAAAGGTTGCTAAACTTAGTTACTGCCATTAAACGATCTCCACACCTGAAATGTGAAAATTGATCGTAGTGGCTGAAGCGCCACCAGTGATCGTCGAACCACTAGCTAATACCTGTTTAAGATCAATACTCGTAGTGTCGTTTGCTCCAACTGTTACAGTGGTAGCAAGGCTTGTCCCATTAAGACCAATAGTGAATGTTCCCGAACTACCAGCAGTATTAGTCACAAGAATATTCGTGACAACAGTGGTAGTTCCTCCTGGGACTGTGTAAAGAGTAGTCCCGACAGTGGTGGTCGCTGCCCCACGAAACAAGACCTTACTGGTTGTTGTAGCCATTAGTTACTACACCTTTCTTAGTATGCACCCATTATATTCATAATTTCAATATTCTTGTTCCAGTCGACATCAATTCCAGGAATCCTGAACCTTGTTACTGAAGTATTTCCCATAATAATATTATTACTTGTAGATCCGGTTGCAACGTCAGCACCATAACCAATGATCGTATTGTTTGCTCCAGTAGATACCGTTGTTCCAGCAAGATGTCCTACTGCCGTATTATTCGCTCCTGAAGCGGCTGAAAGAGCGCCATATCCAACTGCGGTAGAATATGAACTATTGTCGCCAAGAGATAGATTTCCAACAGCAACGTTCTGTATTCCAGTAGTAAGACCTATGCCAGAGGCAACACCTACAGCAGTATTCCAATCCCCTGTTGTTAGGTAATATAAAGAATTTTCGCCAACAGCAGTATTGTAAGTAGATCCAGAAATAGAACTTGTTAAAGCTCCAGGACCAAAGCCAGAGTTTCCTGACGTACTTGGGGCAGATACCTTTCCGTAGACACTTCCTGTAGTAGTAGGGGTGGCATCAGCTACCGTACCGGTAGGGCCAGTGGCTCCAGTTGCTCCGGTGGGTCCAGTTGCCCCTGTTAGTCCTGTTGCTCCCGTGGGTCCAGTTGGTCCTGGTACGGTAGAGTCTGCACCAGTTGGTCCGGTAGGTCCAGTTGGTCCCGTACTACCGGTAGGTCCTGTAGGGCCTGTAGCGCCCGTTAAACCAGTTGAACCAGTAGGTCCGGTATCTCCAGTAGGACCAGTAGCTCCCGTGGCTCCAGTCGACCCTGTAGGGCCTGTAGGACCCGCTGCACCGGTTGCGCCGGTACTTCCTGTAGGGCCAGTTGATCCAGTCGGGCCTTGTGGCCCAGGCGATCCTTGAGGACCAGTGGCACCGGTAGAACCAGTAGGTCCTGTCGGACCTGTAGCGCCTGGAGTTCCTTGCGGTCCTTGATCGGCCGAGAAGGTCACGCCTACTTGCGGAGTGATGGACTCAATAACAATTATTGTATCTGGCATTACGGAAGAGTCACCGCCTGAGTTACGACAAAGGTTCCCTCGAGGATTCGAGTAATCTCTGTACCGGGAGAAGGAACAAAGTCCTCGGTTATGCCATAAGGAATATTGACAGTCACCCTGCCCTGTGTGGGATCTAACGTAATATATCCATTATCAGTGCTGGCTACAACGGTAGTCGTAGTAGCTCCCATAAATGGTCGCACTGTCATTTCCACTGAGTAGTTGGTGAGATTCCAAGGAGTGGTGTCATTCTTGATTTGAAACTGAAATTCAAATGTTGTCGCCTGTTCGCAGACGAGGTTATATTTAGCACTCACGAAGCCACCTCTCGGAGCGCGGCGACTGGATCAAGTCCAGTAGTTGAGGCAATTTGGTTACAGACACCTGCCAAGTCTTTCCAGTCAGGACGAATGTTGCTGGCGATCTGATTGAGAACACCAACAGTATCGGTGATCCCGCCAGTAAGGGTTACTGATCGAGCAGATGCCCACGCTCTGGCTGCACTCGCTTCATCCTTGTATGTAGTGATAGCAGGATAAGAAGCGCCACCATTGGCTAGACGATTAAGTTCGTCTATAAAGGTTGAACCTGCATTACCGTATGTTGGCACTTCCTACCTCACTTCTGTTTTGATGCCCAGGCGTTATCGACTAGGTTTGGATAAGGACGACCTGCCGCCTTAGCTCTGGCTTTAGCCTTCGCCTTCTGATCTGCTGTTAATGATGCAGACTTCTTCTTAGGATTTTTTGTATCCCAAAATGCTTTCTTCTTTACCATACTCTCCATACTTTCCGAGGACTTCTCGTATGCGTCCATCTTTGGTAAATCGTACTATGAGTCCGTTCTTAATTTGTACAGAGTTGAAGCCGTGATGCTTTTTGTACTTTCCCGAAGACATTACTTCTTCTTGGATTTCTTAGTCATCTTTTTCTTGGACTTGCCCGCCTCGCTCATAGCAATAGCAATCGCCTGCTTGCGGGACTTGACGACAGGCCCACCCTTACCAGAGTGTAGAGAGCCACGCTTGAACTCTCCCATAACCTTTTCTACCTTAGTCTTTTTCATTTACACTTACATCCCATTTTGCCGCACTTCTTGCAGACCTTACCTTTAGCTGCTGCTTTCTTTTTCATTACTTAGCCTTCTTTCCTGGTGCGCCGGTTTGTAGTGATTCGTAAGTTCCAAACTTAGCTACAATATCGTATGGCTTGATGTATTCTTCTGACTCCATCTCCATACCGTTTTCCATATCCTTCATTAGTATCCCTCCTCTACATCATCATCGTCGAGTTCTTCTTCATCTAATTCGTAATCTTCGTCATCGTCTTCAATGTCATCTTCTGGTTCTTCGATAACCGTACGGCCAGGGAAGGACCATTCTGGGATCTGGCTTGCTGTCAGATCAAAGGCTTCTTTGCGGGTAAAGCCTGCCTTCATATATGTCTCAAGGAGTTTGTGTGCCTCTTGAGCCATAGCGAGCATCGGAGTCAATGGCTCTGCCATTAACACAAAATCGGAGTCTGCCATTGGTATACCTTTCTAGGAACACTTACAATCCCAGGCTCGCAAGGATTTGTTGATCCGCGAGTTTGGGTCTTTCGCTGTCTTAGCGGAAGTCAGTTTAGATTTCATACCGCACATTCTTGAACAGAATGACTTGCGGCGGCCAGCGGCCTTGGGAGATTTCTTCGCCTCTGCCTTTTTAACCGGAGGTTTGAGATTCATTCCTTGCGCTTTGGCACTTGCACGTCCCTTGGCGTTTAATCCACCTTTGGGGTTCTTTCCTTCTTTACGCTGCCAAGCGGGTGAACTACTCATCCTTAAATCCTAACTTTGTTCCATCGAAGGCTTTACCTGATTCATTAGAAAGTTTTACTGCCATATCTATATCGGGTTGTCTGGTAGAGCGTGGCTCAATACCTTGTCTTACTGCGTTGTAATAGGACTTCAGTTCCTTCTCGTCCTTCTTTACTGCGTCTTGATCATAACCACTCTTAGTGGGAGTGACTCCACTAAACATTGGTATATTCGATTGTAGGCACTCTCCATAAGATGCGTGATCTTGGGTCTTGCAGGAAGAAGTGCAATTACTCATACAGGCTCCAGGTAGTCTCCATAACCAGCATTGGTTAGGATAGTCGCTGTCGCTTGGTCTACGGTGTAGGTATGACCACCAAGATAGTAACTGTCGCAGTCAGCTAATTGATCCTGGCTTGGAGTTTGAATCTCTACTACTGACGTTCCTGTGATGAGTAGCGAGTACCCACGAGGAATGTCAGTAAGGAAAGGATTGATAGTTCCGTCAATAGTTCCACCAGTGATCGGCCTTCCAGCCAATCTGGAATAAGGATCCATAGAATTTTTAGATCCCCACGTTTCCCAACGCCAAGGCGTGGTCAGAACATATTGAGTCATTGATCTCCTTTGAAGAAGAGGGCGGGTTTCCCCGCCCTCCCTAGCACTACTAAATTAGTTAGTAGATGATGCGGTTGTTTCGATGCGGTAGATAGCTGCTTGACGAAGCAACGACCATCCTGCGAAGGTGTACCAACCGATGGTACGGAAACGACGGAGTGCGTCGATTTCTGGACCGATGACAACGGAAGTGTCCTGTGCCAATGCCTCAGCAAGAGCCTCACGGCCAGCAATAACTGCCTTGTAGACATACTTAGGAATTGGAGTGGTTCCGTAGTTCTCGACGAGAACGCGTGGTGTCTCTACGACGTACGCACCTTCGATGACTCCAACTGCACCAGCGACGAACGGTGTGCGCTCGACGTACTTGGTTAGCTCTTGGAATCCGCCGGTGCCAGTCTCAGCGCGGAGATCCGCAGCTTGACGTGGGTGGACGTATGCTGCATAGAGTTCGCCCATACGAGGCAGAGCCTTGTTGGTACGAAGTTCGGTAACAGCCTGTCGGATGTCAGCAACAGTCAAGAGGCTGGTTGTGCCAAGTGAGCTGGTGCTTGTTGCGGTACCACCATAGAGAACGTTTGTTCCGCTGGTGAGTACGTTTGCTACTACGTTGTCGATCGAGTCAGCAGCGTTGTAGGCGATGATGTCTGCAAGAGCAGCATCTACGTCGTTGAATGAGGTGAGTGAGAGCTTCTTGGTCGTGGTGACTGCTGAGCCGTACTCATTGAGCGTTACAGTAACCTGAGTTGGGTTACCAAGTGCGATGCTGGAAACATCAGATGATTCTGTCAAAGTCGCAGTGGCTTGTGCCAAGTCTGAGTAAATTGAGAAGACAACTGAAGATCCAGGCATAGCTTGTTCTACTGGCTTTACGTCAGCTAGGGCGCGCATTACAGGAATGGAGCGAAGCGCCATTCTTACATACTGGTCGTATGCTGCCTGTACGAGCGCCGTAATTTGACCGGTGCCAGTGGTTGATCCATTTGGAACAGCCATTTGTTATACCTTTCGTTTCGAGTTTATAGTCCAGATTCCCGAATTACTGCATCCAATTCTTCCTTGCTATTAGCAGAGAGCAATTTACGCATAATGTCTTCTTGGTGATTCGGGGTTAACCCCTGCTCTGCGGTTTGCGTCATACGCTTATAGTCATTGGCTGTCTTTGGATCGACATTCGGTGTTGCTTGCGGAGTAGCCTCGAAGCCGAACACATCGGCGTAATCGGTGAGCCACTTAGATACTGCCTCTTCTGAAGGATCAATATCCGACGGGATAAAAGCCGCAATCTTTGTATTGACTCCGCGAGAAGCTAGCGTATCCTTGATCGCTCGTTCTCTTTGTGCTTTCGAGAGATTGTCAAACTGCGATTTCAGTTCTGCTAGTTCTTTCTCTTTTTGCTTATTAGCTTTGCGGAGTTGCTTGACGAGATCATTGTTCACTTCCGGTGCTTCATAATCGTCGTCGTCGTCATCCCATTGATTGGACATAGTTAGTCCTCTCCCATTTTCTCGTAGTTAGCGATAGCCTCATATTCGTTCGGGGAAACGGTATGGCTCTATCTACCGGTCTTCTTTCACTCCACAGGGCCGGTCGGTCTGTGGCAGGTCTAGTTAGATTGCGCCTGCTCGTCCAGTGTCGAGTGCGCCAGCGGTAAGACCGCTGCTTCTTTGATATAGCGCTCGCTCTTGTGAAGCGGTTTTCTTAAATTTCTTTTCTGCCTCTTTAGATCCAGGCAATCCAAATACAACATTCTCTGCTTCGGTTAGGCTAATGTCTCCCCCACCCTGCATTGAAGTAAGTTGACGGCCACGATCAATACCGCCAGCGATATCCATATATCCGCGTTGGGCTTGGACTTCACTGATATTGCCTTGGAGAAGTTGTTCTGCTCGTGATTCGGTAAGTGGTGCAAATCCTGCTGCGCTCGCCGCAGCACCAATCTTAGCCTTCTCTATCTTTTGCTTGAGGACAGGTAATCCATTAGTCGTATCAAGAAGCGCTCCAACGATATCGTTGTTGCTAATGCTTGGTAGATATCCCTTGAGTATTTGCTGTACTGGGACAGTCAACGCAGTGGCAAGTTCTACTCGACTTGCTATCTCGTTGGGAGATACTGTTCCAGCGATCCAAGTTTCCATATTGGATTTTGTTGCAAGATTGCCATAACCTACAGAATTCAATAGCGACTTGTATTGGTTCTCATAGGCCATATACTCGCCTTCGCTATAGGCAGGAAGACCTTGTTCGATACGCTTGAAGTTACCAGCAAACCTCTTGGCATAAGCCTCATTGAATGGCTTGCCCGTCTTGGGGTTGATCGTCGTATCGTACTTAATGATGTACTCTGCCTTAGCAGGACCGATCGTAGGATCTTGCATTAGATCATTAAGTACTGCTCCAACGCCATCCAGGCCGTAAGGCTTGAGTGCATTGATAACAAACTGAAAAGCGTCTTGTCTTTCTAGGCTTATGTTGTTTTGAGCTGGCTTACCCGTAGTGGTAATGCTTGATCCAGCACCTGGCATAGTGTCCATACCAGCATTGGCATTTCCTGCGAATGAGGAGGCTGGTAGATCGGGTGCCATACCAAATCCGCTAGGAGTGGTGATGGGCAGGTTTCCACTTGATGGAGCAAATACATCAAAAGTTTTTTCTGGTTCTGGAGCAATCGGCTTAGGCTCATCTGGCAAGCCAAATTTTTCTGGAGTAGAGATTATGGTATCGGCTACTGAACCAGGCTTAGAAATTTTGGTTGTGGTGACCTTTGTTTTCTTTGCAGGTTTTACAGGCGCTGGCTTCTTCTGCCCGAAATCTAAACTACCAGGATCGATTGTCATATTAACCCGCCACTCCAAAACTTCTCATAATGCTGTTAACCCAATTAGCAGCCTCATCGTTTGCGTTCTTGGTAAAGCGCCAGCGTGGATCTGCTCGTAGTTCACGTTCATAGTTGTAGATAGGGAGCAATCCCTTATCGGTTACTACCTTAGATACAATCTGTTGCCCCTCGGTAGAATTTAAGGTTATCTGTTCTTCTGGGATCTCTAGGATCTGAGCCTTCTTGGCGATATAAGGTTGGAGCAATTTTTCTGGAGTTAGTCCTTGATCAATGAATGGAGCAAGACCTGAGTAAATACCTTTTGCAATACCTTTGATCTGCTCTGCTTGTGCTTCGAGTCCTCCAGGAGAAGTAATCGCAGCAATAGCAGCCTTCTTCACTTCATAATCACTCATTGGCACACCAAAGGAGTTTGAGTATGCTCTAATGGCGTTAATGTTTTTAAGGAACTCTCCAGTGAACTGCTCTGGAGCAGCAACATCCACGCGAGTTCCGCCTACCATCTCGGCTTTACCCATAGCTCTAGCAGCGCGGGCTGCTACGAACTTGGTAAGAAGGGCTTCTTTCTGTGCAGCAGAGAATCCGGCGGTCTGAGTAACTATTCCATCGACGGTGCTAGTTACCATAGGAGCCTTCTTTTGCTCCGCAATTAACTCTTTGTAATATGCCTTCTGCTCTTCTGGAGTGGCAGATATGCCAAGCACCTTAGAGAATTCATTGTTGATCTCTGCGGCAGCATTAGGTTCAGTAGTAAGGAAGTACTGCGCAGTAGGCTTCTTCTTTTTCTGTGTAGCAAATGCATCTTTAGCAGGCACAGAGGCAAGGAATGTTTCTAGTGTAATTCCTCGAAGAGCAGGATTGGAATCCTGTTTGAGTTTTGCCACAAACCCTGACATAGCTACGCCAACATCGGTAAACTTTCGGACAGGAATACCTACGCGCTTGAGCGCATTAGCCATAGCATTAAAGGCTTCTGGATTGGTATTGGCAAGACCATCAATGTATCCAGGTATTTTCTTTGGATCATTAGGAGCGTCTGTAATGCCATAGCCAATATTGATTACGGCAGGAGTGCTGGACTTTCCCTTGCCAGGAGTAAATACTTTAGGTTCGTTCTTGACTATTGCCATTATTTAATCACTCCCAATTTATCATTTTCCAATACCCTTGTATAAAGGTTTGCAAATTCTGAAGACTCATTACATAGGTCACGAATATATGCGCCCCATTCTTCAAGAAGATCTGCATTTTCATCAGCGTTTATATTGGCAGTACCGCCAGATGCTTTTCTTTCCTGTAATGTATCAACAAGAACTTTACGAGAGGCAAGGAAATTGGTTATTGCTTTTGCTCCTAAAGTATTTCCATTATCCTTCATCCATTTTTTATCTTGAACAATTATCTCAAGACCCTTGACATAGGCTTCTGGAGTTCCAATATATTTGGCAGGGAAGTCATACGCCTTACCCCAAGTAGGAAATTCTTTTCTTAAGCCATCTTTGTAGGCTTCCCACTCATCTTTCAAGCCTGAGTCTTTTGCCTTTGTGGAATTCAGACCAGGAATATCTTCTTCTGCCATATAGACATCAAGGATCTTTTTAGCGTTTTGATAATAATTCCAGCCAACTTGAATTTCTCTTTCGGCGACAACATCATCAGCAGCACGAGATTCTGACCATACTAACTTTCCACCAGGTTTTAGTTTTTTATCGCTAAAGTAGTTGGCGGCATAGTCTTCCCCACCGCTATCTATAGTTCCATAGTTTGCTATGAATCCAGCAAGTAACGGAAGTCTGGCTTCTCCCTGCCACGGTTGATCAAACTCACGAATAAGTTTGCTGTACTTTTCTACGTTTCTTACAGCACCAATAGTCTTCACAACGCCAGTTGCAGTTCTAGTAGAAGGAGCTGTAACCATCAAGCCCTTTTCACCAAACTGACTGTAAAGATATTCAAAGACTTTAGATGGTCCAATATTTGGATCCTTCAACGCCCTAGAATATTCATTGAGAATAAATTGATATTCTGGCTTAAAGGTAATTGCAAATGGCAGAGTGAGGTTAGCAAGTATTCGTATCTTGTATAACTCATTTGCTGTCTTAATTGCATCGTCGTAAGTAGGAGGTTTTCCTGTCTTGCCGTTTTCACGCCAAATACTGTCATTAACCTTCATAGCTGTACCAACTATGCTGGAATAGACACCGTTTTCTTCGCCACCTATATATCGTTGATACGCCTTTTGCGCCCAAGCAGGAAAGGCTTGGGTGAATGGCTCTTTGACGGAGCGACCAAAAGGAAGTATCGTCCTCAGCGCTAAATCTGCGTTGCCTTCTCCAAGAGCGCCTTTGATCGTTCTGTAGAACCAATCAACATCAGTAGGTCTTTTATTCGCTATTATTGTAGTTGGAACCATTATAGGCAGACCAAATGCTGGCAATAATGGATTCTCTCCCTGAAGGAAGATATTCAAACTGTTCTTAGGAATATAAAGGTTATATCCGCCAGGTAAACCAAAGGTCTTACGCTGTTCTGGGCTAAGAGTGAAGAACAGATATTGTGGAGTTGATGGACCCACTCCGGTAGGCACTTCATTACCTTCTTCGTCAACTACTACTGCCACTCTATTTGGAGTATTCCATAGCATAGAAGCGCGGGCTAGTTTAGAAGGATCCTTAGCAAAGGTCTTTGTGTAAAACTTTACCGCGTTGTACTGTGCGTTATAGAAAGGAATGATGAAGCGAGCAAAGCTCGATGCACCAGTTTGGTTGTAGATTCGGTAAAGAGTCTTATTGAGTGTGGTTCGTGCAGTGTCGTGGGCTGTGCGCTGTGCCTGAAGGATCCAATCCTCATTGGCCATATCCTTGCCTGCTCGCTCTGCAAGTCTTACCTCTTGGCGAAGTGAGTTCTCATACAGTCTCTGATAAAACGGCCACGATACCAATCGATCTTCTGGCATAGTGCCGATCGTGTTGATAATTTTGCTGGCAATTTTATCTGACTTTGCCCGTATGCTGCCCTTGCCATAGCGTAGGCCGTTCTCTACAAACTCTTGTCCTGCAAGGACATCTAGTTGTGGGTGGCCTCGGAAGAGAATCTCAAATTGCTGAGGACTGAGTTCTTCTCTTGCCACTAGTTGTCGGGTAACAGGATCAGGAAGCATCTTCTGTACGCGAGTGCGAGCCTCTTGAATGTGCAGTAGAACCTCTGGCTTACGCATATCAGCATCTATCTCACGAAGGTAGAATTTACCCTTCTTGGAAAGAAGCCATTGAGATATCTCTTCATCACTTTGATTGAGAAGTAATCGCATCGCTAGTTGATCATTACGAAGTATCTTGTTAGAAATTCTTGCCATCTCGTACCAGTATTGCGGATCGGTTGGAGCAACTGCTACCGCTTTTCCAGTAAATGTGCCTTTGCCAAATCCTGGTATCTCTCCACCCTTGAGGGCATTGAAAGAGATGTAGGTATCTTGGTCTTGCATCCAGTTCATCGTCTTAGCACCAGATGCCTCAGCACGAATAAGATCTCCGTTGGGTCCTTCGTAGGCACCAGAGAATTCAATCTCTTTCCCGCTAGGAGTTTTTACTACAAAAGGCTTTTCGCCAGATCGTACAATCTTGAGTTCAGCTCTAGCAGCATTAATTTTATTTGACTTCTCTACTAGATCTAATACCTTCTCATCAATTTTATTGATGTTTTCTGTAAAGATCTGAATGGCTACTTTGTAATCTTCATCTAATAATTCTGCAATATTTTCGTAGTTGACACTACGAGAATCTTCGTAAGTTGTGAAGACTCGAATATCAGGAGATGGCTCTTTACCACGAACATTGACACCCTTTACAGGGCCTTCCATTTCTCCAAGAAGTTGTCCAGGTACGCCACGGCGGGTTTCAAAATCTCCGACAGCGGTTTTGGGAAGACGCTTTCCTTCGATCTTGTAATAAACGCCACCACCAAAAGCATCAGCATAAACAAGAGTTGTTCCCTTGGGAAGAGTAGGAAGGACTTCCTTAGATACATAGGTACGGTAAGCCTTGTTGAGAAGGCTCATATAATCTTTGTGATCCTTACCATAGAGCAAGCCACTTTGCTCTTTCATCTTGTATTGAAGTTCGATGAATCGGTATGTGTCTTTTTCTTTAAGAAGTGTTTCAGAAAGGATAGCCTTTTCTACAGTTTCCTTTTCTAACTTCTTACCAAAGACTCCAGTTGCACCGGCATAATATTCTCGCTCTGTAATTCGATTGAGCATCGAGTCACGAGCCTCAATCATCCCCAATCGTTGATGAAGGAGTTTATTGATTCCTGTATTAAGTTGCCTAGGATTAGTGACGCTGATGGTATTAACGGCATAGGATCCAGCAATCTTTGCATAAGTCTTCATATTCTTACCAAAGTTGGATATAACATCGTCAGCCTTGACCATACTGTCAAGAACAGTCATAATACGGGTTTGACCCTCAATGGTGTTTCTAATCGGATATCCCATACGGGTAAGAACGGAAACCTTGAACCAGGAGTTTGCAGCATCTGCAAAACTCTCAAAGCCAGCGGCAAGAGTTGCTCGACCTTGACTTCTCAAGAATTTGTCAAAGCCTGCAAAATCCATCATAGGAACGACGTTAGGCATTTCAGATTTCCAGAATGGAGAAGTGACAATATCCCCATTGTCGTCTACATAAGATCCACGACTTTCAAAGTCGTCAAGGATTTTGCTTTTAACCTTTTCCCAGTTTTGGTAAATAAGTTTCTGCTGTACTCCGTCTAAATTATATCGAGAGGCAATAACATCGATTGCTTCCTCTTCTATAGCCTTAAGCGCCTCTCTTCTGCCAAGAGCGCTAGTTGCAGAAATATAATTATCAAGAAGTTGAGCTTTCTTTTCTAAGATATCAGCAGATTCACCTGTAGCAGATCGCAGTCTAAACTCAGGGATAGAGTTGATAATAGCCTTTACTTCAGTGGCAGAGTCGGCCAGACCGCCACCGTCCACGCGAACGTTTCCGCTAGGGAGCTTGTTCCAAGCCATAGAGATAGAACTAACTTTGACACCTAATTTTGTGTCCTGGAATCCACGAGGGAAGAAGGTCAAGTTGTGCTGTGCTTGAGCCTTGAGGCCACGAAGTCTTTCTATTTGAACACCAACATTTTTACCAAGGATCGTGGCATCAATAGCAGAGGTAAAGTTCTGGATAAGACGATAATCGCCCACTCGCTCAGTAAGAGCGACACTAAGGTTCTCATCACGTTTCATAAGATCGTCAAGAACTTTTTGCATCTTGACTTTCTCTGCCTCTTTAGCAAATATGCGCTCAGGTATTGAGCCAGCTCCCCAATCTACTGTGGAGAGTTCTTTCTGCATACTGGTAAGAACATCTTGATTGCGGGTAATCTCTTCGGCAACAGATGCCTGATTGACTCGAAGTTTATTCATTGAGGTCATATCACCAGCAGACGCTGCAAGAATATCCGCTACATCATCATACGTTTTAGCATTACCGGTAAGACGAGCAAGAAGACGTGGATTGGTAGAGTTCTTAATTAATGGATCGGTAAGTGCTTCCGTTGGACTCTTATCTACTAAACGGCTTGCTGCTGTTCCAATAGGAGTCTCGCGTCCCATCGTTCCACTAGACTTGACCCACATACCGTGAATATCAAGATCAGAACGCATACTGATTACATCATCGTAACTATTGATAGGACGTGCAAATGCCATACGACCAGAGGCAGCAGCCGCTTTTCCACCTAAAACCAGCGGATCTGCAAACCAAGCAATCGTTCCATCCAGTAGGCCAGAAGTTATTCGACCAAATACTTCGTCCTCAAAAGCCTTCTTGCGGGCAATAGGATCTGCAATATTAAAGTTTGGATCAAGAAAGGTAGGAAGGTTAAGACCTTCCTTTTTTGCATAGTCAGTAATGCCAAACTCATCAAGAGCGCTAGAGTAATAGTTTGATATAGATTGACCTGGAGATACCTTTTTTCCAAGGTTCCAGTTATCTAATAAATTTAATCCCTTACCGCTATAAAAATCTGCGGCAGATAAGTAGTAAGCAGATAGAGGCTCAGTTACTACTGGTCGTACTGTCTGATAGACATCATCAACTATTTGTAAAATACTATCTGCTGCTGTAGCAACACCGATAGTTTCTGTTGGCTTAACAAAATAATCTACAGCGCCACGGGCTAATTCCTGTGACTTCTTTAAGGTTGCTGCGTTCTTAGCCGCAGTAACCTCATTCATATTAGCCGCTAGATCTGAACTGTTAATCTGCGGATTAGTCTTTTGAAATCCTTGTTGAATCGCTGCGCCAGATAGATTCCTCGCCAAAGCGCTTGGCGTATTAATAATAGAACCTAGAGAGTCACCAAGAAAACCTTTAATCCCATCCCAATACTTGAGAGCCATAGTTAAACCTCTCTAGTAAGGAATTCAATAAATTGATCTCGGTCTTCGTTGCTCTGCCAGGGAATATTGGCAAGCGAAAGGATGACTCCAGGCTCATCCATACCTAGTGATTCTACAAACGCAGAAACATTTGCTACAAAATCGTTCACTGATTTCCCTGTAAGTAACGAACAAATAGTCTAAAAGATTGTGGAGTATCTGGTTCATCTGCATAACGAACAAGTGAAGGCATATATTTATCCACAATGTCGTATTCAGCCTGACGAAAGTTAGGTAGAACCTCTGTACCAGGGCCATCTCCAAACGGCATACCTGCCGTGATTGGCTCATCTGGTCGCTGGGTGGGAGCATCAAGAGGAACAATCTTGCTCTTGATATCTGCAATCTGTTGTAATGGATTACCAGCAGATCCACCAGTGGCAGAAAGTGGAGCGCCACCTTGAATAGCAGCAGTCTCCACACCTTCGCCGTAACCGGCAGAAGGAATATTCATCTGTGGTTGCCGTGTATCTCCTGGCCCACCATCAGTGCGCTTGGCATATTTGCCAGGAGGGGAAAAGGTTGCTGGCTTGTTAGGCTTTTGATATCCGCCTTTGCCTGCCATTATTCCTCCTGTAGTTTCTCTAAGTCTTCGTGTAGTTCTTCAATACGATCATTGAGATCATATTGATAATCTAAATGTGCTTCAAAGAGATAAACAATCTCCTTGATGAAAGCCGCTATCGTGGTGAGTATATTGAACGCAAATATAAAAAACGTCATCACGATATGGATAGGGCGTACTGGTTGATTCATTCGTACCTCCCAGTACGCCTTACCATAATCTTCATTTAAGCCTTTGTGCCTTTGCGTCCAGCGGGTGCGTATCCGAACTGTACTTCTCCGCCTTTTGGCTTTGCTGTATCCATAGGTCCCTTTACTACTTGGGACATAGGAGCCTTAGCTACTTTGCCTTTCTTGATCATATTCACCTCCTGCTAAGCCGCGCCACCGATGGCGGCGAGTAGTTGTTCTATGTCGACTGGGGGTTGACCAGCAGCAGGGGTTGCACCAGCCGGTGAAGGAGGGGCCTGCGAGGCAGCGGCGGGAACCGCACCTGCTGCTGAGATCTGTTGTCCTGGCATCGCCATCTGCTGTTGCATTGGTTGCTCTGGCGCTGGCGGAGGTGGAGCAGGAGCAAACGCCTTCTCCACAATGTTTTCCAGTTGAAGACCTTTTTGCCGACCTTGAATCACTTCTGCGATGCGCTTGATGATCTCTGAAGGATCTTGTCCTTGCGACGCTAGTGCTGGTATAGATTGGGCGTACTGTGCTACTGCTACGCGCAGGGAATCGCGCATCTCTTCAATATCAATTCTTTGCTCTTCTTGGGTAACGTTTACATCAATCGGTAATTCACGACGAGCATAGTCGCGGGATACGAGCTTATCGCTACGCATCTGAAGAAGTGCGATGACTGCTCGGTTAGGATCCATACCGGACATAATTCCGTAGCGAACATCAACTGCATAATCACCCTTGATGTCGCGGGAAGGAACATACTTTAAGATATACGGCGTACCATCATCTACGCCACGAATCTCTTTCTGTTGAGATCCAAACATTTTCTCGTCTACCTCAAAGCATAGACCAATCAATTCAGTAAATAGTCGGGCAAACTGTGCCTGGGCTGCTTTGATCTGTGTGTCAAATCCTGCTTGAAGTGCCTGCACTCCACGTCCTGTAACGACAGATGCGTCGATGTTTCCACTACGAACTTCTGGATAACGAGTACCCAAACGAAGTTCACGTTCTAGTACACCAGATTCTGCAAATACGTTAGCAGGAAGTTCTAGTGGTACACGACGGATAGCCTGTGGATTGGCAGAACGCATAATCGCATCAGGACCAAGAGCGAGTTCTTGGACATCCTGTGGAATAGCAATCGGTGCCTGAATGGACTTTTCTGCTGCTTGGATCTGCAAGACTGCAAAGCGAGCGCGAGCGAGTTGCACTGCTAGGACATCATCGAACTGACCACGAGCCTCACCATCAAGACTGTAGCGAGTGGCTACACGAGCCATACATTTCTTGAGTGGGTTGGGAGTATGCGAAAGAACAAGATTCATTCGTGATGGGATCATCATTACATCTTGCTCTGCATCGTGGTAACGGACAACCTCGATATACGGGGACCCAGTTGACCATTGACGCTTGCCGACTATTTGATCGTAGAACTCTGGGTACTGCATAGCCAAGGACTCAGCATCCATTTGGATTACTTGAGTCAAGGAGATGGTACGTCCAAAGCGATCAATTTCTGGGTAGACACCAAAAGGATTAAGTAGACGAATACGAGGATTGTTTGTCTCGTAATCCATCTCGACAATAGCAGGAAGCAAACCATAGGTATTGAACCAGTCTGCGCCAGAGTACATCTGAAGTTGCAACTCAGATGCGCTGCTGTAGTAGTTGGCAATACGAGTACGGGTATCTGCTGCCTTGCGTTGCGAGTCAGACACCATATTGGTAGCAGCACAGTTGAAAGATGGCAGTGGTGCCATCGCTTCTGCGAGATCACGAGCGGCAACGTCTATGAAGTTAGCGATGAGAGGCTTTGGGTACTCCTCGGAGAACATCGAAGGATATACCTTGCTCATATCGCCTTGACGTACTGAAAGCACGTCGCGCATCCGTTGGTCGCGGGCAGAGTAGCGTGTGGTTAGACGCGATACCTTTGCTGCGATCTCTTTAGCTGTTAGCAATTAAGTTCCTTACTTCTTCTTGCCCATTTTTTTAGGTTGGCTTTTTGCAGTAGGCTTGGTGTATCCCATATCAGGAGTCATTACATCGTAGTCTCGTGGCATATTTCTGCTACCCCGCGTAGGAGGCTTCTTGCCTTTTTTGAGAAAATCGTCTAAGCCTTTTTTCTTTGGGATTGCCATTATTTCTTCTTCTTTTTTGCTTCTTGATTTTTAATGCGAGCAGCAGTTTTAATTCCCGAACCATAACCGCGCAAAGCGGCTGCTGCTGCATCTCTGCCTTCTGCATAACCTAAACCTAGTAATACTTCTCTTTGATTTCTGGGTGATGCAGCATTTCCACCAGCAGCACGCTTGGCCTGCTTTTCCTTATATTCTTTTAAGGCTCTTGCAGACTGTTGAGAATTAATAGCTGCTATTACCTTTTTACGCTTAACGTTGGCTCGCGCTTCTCCTGCTGTCATTTTTTTCTCTTTGTATAATTTCATTGTGGCTTCTGTTTCAGAAGCGGTTACACGACCCATTTTTTCTGGATTTGCCTTACCACCTGCTGGTGGTGTTTTCTTTTTTGGTACTGGCATTTTGTTCTCCTTAGATGAACGTTCTGTTCTTTTCTTCTAGCAGTTGATCAATATTGACCACGATCCTCTTGCCCCGTTCGTGGCGGCTGAGGAACGGATTCTTTAGATGGTGTGTAGCGTACTGTCCGAAGTTCAAGACTTCACGAGCCTTGATCTCACAGAACCAAAGTGCCATCACCATATCGGTCTTACCTTTAGTCTCAGGGGACCAGGTAATCAACTGCTCGATAAGAGCCTTGATGTTCTCTGTCTGATCTGAAGGCAGGTGTATTAAGTTATCTCGGTGATGTCTGCCATCAGCTTGTTTTGTACCAAAGAGCGATGACATACTCGCTACACCGAATCCTGAATCCCACTTATTCGTACCCGTGTGATGCTCGCGCAGATAGACTCCGCGTGTAGCCAGATGCTGTCTAATTCCTTCATCTTGGGTAAGGAACTGCTGGAAAGCGTTCTTCTCGACAATCCACTCGGCGGGCGTATAGGCCGCCGTCCAGTCGAAGATCAACTGACGAATCTGTGCTGGAGAGGGGCGCGTAATCTTAATCGCATCAACGATGTAGCGCTTATGCGTTACTCGGTCAATGGCGTAGCAGATAGCTGCGGTATCTCCTACCATCGCAGGGTCTAGCCCGCAGACGGTAATAAATCCATTGATGTTATGTGGATGGCCTGGAACTCCAGGAGTAAGCCTGCCTGACTTACGCATCCCGTCAATCGCACCTCGTACGCAGACGGGATCGAAGATCGCGTCATCGGAGATGTCTTGCTGTTGATAGATCAACGCCCAAGTGGAGGTATCCATCTGTTGGCGTTCATTAAAAAGATTCTGTCCTGACCAGCGGGGGTACAAGCCTTCTTCGTTCTTCTCTTCTTCAGGCTGTCCATCAAAGGGCTGATCTGACCAAGGCCAGAGAGTGACCCAATCGTCCGGTCGATCCTTTGATTCTAGGAGCGCTGGCATCGCTAGATAGGTCCAGGGACTTACTCCGCCAGGATAGCGTTCTGGGGAACGAAGCTCTTTATAGAGATCAATGCTTGCTACGCGAGTACCAATGATAATCAACTTGCCCGTCGGGTTAAGACGGGAACGGACATCCTGGTTGAGCCATTTGATCTGTCGCTCAAAATCGTTGGCGTTAGCCAATGTCACCGCGTCATCGACAATAATCATATCGGCGCGCTTACCGTAAATCTGACCACCGATACCGACTGCCTCTAGGTTGGGGTCTTTCTCCGAAGATTCGCGTAGCTCGTTACCGAAGGTCACGCGGGTAGCAGTCCAGGTAGCAGATTTAGAGTTAAACCCTACGCCAGCAGCGTAGGCTGCTTGTAAGTCTTCATACATTGGGTGAGTCAGGCGTTGCTTGATGGCGTAGAGAAAATCAGCCGCGAGTCGCTGTGTCTGAGAGACAATCAGGATGCGGAAGTTTGGGTTCTGACAGATGAGCCAGGTCGCGTAGTCGACGGTAATGGTCATTGACTTGGCGTGGTTGGGCGGGATGTTGAGCAGGATGCGATTCTTCTGCCCTTGCTCGTACTTCATCGATTCGTGAAGCCACGAAGGCTCACGGCCTTCAATTACATCTACCAGGTTCTTTTGGTGCGGGAAGGTCTTGCTGTGCAAGAACCTTTCGCGGAACTGTTCAAAGGTCAGTTCTGTGACATCGGTGGACGCGAAAGTCTTTTCGCGTAAACCCAAGCGGGTTCTGTCGATCTTATCGGCGAAAGCCTTATCAGTCCGACGGTAGTATTCGTACGTTTTGATCGACTTGCCTGCAGACTTGCAGGCTGATTCTATTGTCAGTCCTTCTGCTACTTCTTTGAGAATAATTCTCTTTGCTATATCGGCAGAGTTTTCCGCCATAAGACTCCTAAATATCCTTGCTCGAAGTAGCGGAGGGGATCCATTGAGCGCCGCACGCTGTGCAGGCGCGAACTAGGGTACATCGCCTCCTACGCCCTAGGGGGCTGCGGAGGCGTAAGACCGGAGCAGCCACGGGGGATTCATCCCCGCTCCACAGAGCGCGCGGGGATTTTATCCCCCTACTATATATAAGGCGGGAAATATACCCGATTTCCCATTTTTTGGAAAAATATATTGGAATGTGATGGAACTCACACAGTGAAGTGGCTTAAATGGCTGAGTCGCGGGATCTTCACTTTAG